GTCAGCCAGGTCAATTACTGCCTCGTAGTAACGCCCCAGCGCCTTGTGTTCGCTATAGCTCTTAGTTTGCAAGTGCATGAAATGAGCGTTCGTGCCTGAATGAAACAGGACAGAAACAAACAATGCCGCGTTTTTCTGATAGTCGGCCATATTACCTCACAAATGACGGTGGTCGTTTCGAGAGCGCCCGCATCGCTCTTGCCACCGCCACGCGGGATTGCGCTGCCCAGGAGACTCGCGCAAAAGTATCTTAGTCCACATTTTTTCTGCGCGCAAGCGCAAAATCAGGGAATCAGGGAACTTCCAGGGAACTTCTAGGGAAAAAATCAGGGAATCAGGATAAATCGACAATTCTCTGAACATACCGGTTTTTTGAGTTCTTGCGCCAGCCGTGAATTTCGATCCGAATGCCAGCCTCGCGCACCCGGCTGAGTGTTTCCGATGCCGTAACCTTTGCAACACGATTTGCAACGGCCTGCGCGGTGACCTGAACCGCCAACACCTCGCCGCGACGGATTGCCAGCAAGTCGGCCCAGCCCCATAAATCCTTACGGGTTCTCGTGAAACTGTTCCACTTTTCCACGACTTCGACCAAGTAACCGAGTTCTCGGAGAGCTGCCAGGCTGCGTTGAGTTGGTGTCATTTTTTACCTTTAAAATAAGAGTGTGCAGAAAAATGCACACATGCACACTGTTGCTGCCCACTTATCTGCGCACTGTTAATACAACATTCGGCATAGGCATAGACATTCGGCACAGACATTCGGCACGCCAGATGCTGCGTTGTGTTGGTGTCATGTTCTGCCTTTATCATAATAAAATACTTCTCTCGGTTCCCAGTTCCCGTCGGTTCCCGAACCGAGAACCAGTAACGGGGGTGGAGTGTGTTGTGTGTAACACACACCCCCCTGTTCTACTGCCGGTTCCCGGTTCCCTATGCTTAAGGGGGAACCGGCAGTTTTAGAACCAGCAACAGCCATCAAAAAACTCCTTTTACAGAGGCTTTTCCGGCCTCAGTCAGATCAATTACCGAGCTGCTGCCGGTTCCCACTGGCACCAGCAACCCGTCGTTTTGCCAGCCGTTAATCATTTCCAAAAAGTCCTGCTTTTTGCCCTTCAGGACCGCAAACAACCCATTCCGAGACTGCGGCCCCTTGTCTTTAATGATCCTGGCCACTTGCTTGAATTTCTCCATATTGCGCTGCGCCGGTGTCTTTTTCGACGTTTCCAGTGTCGTGAACCGATACCCGTCACGCATGATATAAACCGGATCAATGGTGCGGCGTAACAGACTGCCGCGGGTGTCTACCAGCTCAAGCACCACAGATCCGTGATCTAGCGCGAAATCGTCCAAAACAGAAAAATTAAGCATTTTCCGCGCATCCTCGGTTTTTACGGTGCTCAGATTCAGAACGAAACGCAGATTGTCGGCCAAAGCCCCGCTGCCGGCGCCGCTGTATTGGTCAACCACGCCCTCGCGGGCGCCCTGCTTCGTGCCGTGATGGTTGACGATCGCCGCGCAGCCGCAGGCGTCTGCAACGCTGGTGATGGCTTTTGTGGCCACGGTGACGAGCTGGTCGTCGTTGGTCGTGCCGCCAGCAAATTGCCGCAGGGTATCAAGCGCCACGCAACGCAGGTTTGGAATTTCCGATAATCCCTCAATCAATGCCTGGTCTAAGCCGGTAGACATAAAACTCTGACCATCTTTTTTAGCAAATTTAATGGTCATTTTCATAGATCGCAAAGAAATCAACCGCACATTGGCCCGAATGATCTCGACCTGTGACGGTTTAAACTGTTTTTCCAGCAATATCACGGCGAAACAGGCGTCGAGATCTTCTTGCGCGTCGTCCAGACTGAGTAAAACAAAAGCCCCTTGTGTAACCGCCATGCCAAACCAGGTGCCGCCGAGTGCCGTTTCAATGCCCAGCAGCATCAGAATAGACGTTTTGCCGGTGCCGCCTTGCGAAACCAGACTGCCGGCCAAATGAGATTGAATTAGTCCCTCAACATAATATTTAATCTCGCGGATCTCGGTCACCTGCGCCGCATCTGCCGGTTTCCATGATTTCAACCGCTCAATGATCTCTGATTTGCCCTTCCCCGCTGCCGTAGACGCGTCAGGATCGTTTGTTTGATTCTCTTTGAGCTTGTCTACAGCCGTTGTTACCGAGCGCGGTATGTCGTCGTATCGTGCCTTCCAGCGGTCGTCTTTTGCAACCAGTGAAGATTCCATCAACCCTCGCAGCGTGCTGACCACGGTGCCAGCGTGAGCGCCGCTGGCAACCAAACTAAACGCCATCTCGTTAATCGATTCGTGCAGCCGTTCTCCCCGCACTATGTTGCTGGCCGTAAGGCGCAACAGATCCGCTTGCCCTTCGTATATGGAGTTTTTGGCATCGGCTGGTTTTGCCTTCTCAATCTTCCGCAGCTCGTCAACGTCGATCCCAAACACACTGGCTGCGTCAGCCAATGACATCACACAGTCGGCGTTCCACACGGCTAACTGGTGGTCCCACGGGCCACTATCCCGCGGCTTCTGATTCTGGCCCACCGGCAATCGCACGTAGCGCACCGAATTGTTCCCGCTGGCGTCAGCTCGCAGCAGACCGTTCTCGGCCATGCGCGTGACAATCGAGTCAACCAGGTTGCGGTTCTTGGCGTCGGGGTCATCCTTGTCGATAAAGATGCCGATCTGCGCTTTGCCTGGGCTGGTATTCAGCACGTAAGACACGGTGCCTTTGATGTCGTCGATTAGCGCATCGTCGGCAACCAACACCAGGATCTGCTCAAAATTCGCCTTCCGGCGCCGCACCGCACCGTCAGCGGTAGGCGAGAGAGCGGCCACAGAAAAGTAGGCATTGACTGTCACCATAGAATCAACCAGAGCGTGCCGTTCTGGTTTGTACGGCCTACCGAACCAGTTCCCGCTGTCCGTCAGGTCAGGATTGCCAAAGAACGAAGTCACCCACAGGCTAGACTTCTCTGGAATGCCGGCATAAAGCAGTTGCAGGAATTCACTGTTCTTGACAACGATCTTGTCAGCACCTTTGTCTGTGTCTGTCATGGTCATAGGATGACACGCATGGAATCCCAGCCAATATAGGTGGTGCCTTTGTATTGCTGGATCGACAGCACTGGTTCAGACGGACATTGCTCACACCAAAATCTAATCCGCAACAAATCTACGGGGTGGGGATCGTCCTCTGCATCTAAACGTTTTTGATGCAAATTATTGCACTTGCAGTTTGGACAAATTAACGTGCTGCCCAGCGTAACAGCCTCATTTTCTGTCGCAATAAATATTGGCATGTTATTTCCTCGCTTTTTTAATTGCTTGGCGCCGACCAGGATAAACTGAAGGATCTACCCGCAAGCGTCCGTTAGTAACGGCCTGCAATTTGTAAGCAGAACCTTCAGGAACCGCCTCGCCCCATTTGGCCACGGCTTGAGTAGTGATTCCCAATCGTTCGGCCAACGCTCGGCGCCCATCAAAATATTGCACCGCATCAATAGTTAGCATGTTATTTCTACCCTTTATAAAATAGTTGCAGTAATGTGTTGACAACCCAAGTTGATGCAATTATAGTGTGATTCATACGCAAGCGCAACCCCGTAACAACCTACCAACCAACCGAAAGGAAACAAAAATGCTTTTCTTAAAAATTAAAACTTCAGAGCATGTTAGCCCGTTTGTTCTTTCAATCATTGAACGCGCTACGAAATGCAACAATCTTGACGAAGCGCAAACAAGTTTGCGTCAATTAAATACAAAAATATTTGCAGTGCATACCGGCGATCATCACATTGCTTTGCACCGCACCTTTGGTTTTATAAATCAATCAAAAAACCATTGCATTGCAATTATCGCAACTCAACCAATTAATTAATATTTGCCGCCCCTCCGGGGGCGCACCCAACCGACCTACCAACCTACTTAAAGGAAACAAAATGCCAACACCAGAACCCTGCATGTGCGGCGCCGAAGATTGCCCGCGCTGCTACCCGCTGAACCGCAAGCAAGCAGCAGTCACCGAGCGCGACCGCACCGATGCACTTACCGACATCGTTGAAGAAGTCATGGACTACGGTCGTTTCCCGCGTAGCGGTCGGGCGCAAGTGGATCTCTACGACTTTATTGCCGACAACCTTGACAGCAGCTTTGCATACGAGCTTGTAGTCGCAGTCCTGAGCACTAACAAACATGCGCTGCAGCCGCGCTACGAGCGCCTATATACCCAAGTCGAACAGATGTTGAAGTCTCATTATGCCGACACCGATATGGTCGAGGAGCTGGCGCAAGACATGGCCAACGATCGGGGGCAAATATGAATACTTTTGAAATACTAGGTGCCGCCGCGTGCGTCGTAACAACAGTCGTAGCAGGTTGGATTTTCATCGTATTACTTTTCAGCTTTTAACCGGAGGAATCATGGCTATAAACTTACAGGCAATCAGCAGAAACACCAGCATCCAGCCGCCGCGCATCATGGTCTACGGTCCTCACGGCCTCGGCAAGACTACGTTTGGCGCCAGCGCACCGGCACCGATCTTTATCCTGACTGAGGATGGTTTGGGCCGGCTGGAGGTCGATCACTTCCCGGTGGCCAAAAGTCTTAAAGATGTGCAGGAGGCGCTGGCGTCACTCAAAGGCGAGCACGACTTCTCGACCGTGGTGATCGACAGCCTGGACTGGCTCGACAACCTGATTTGGGAACAGATCAACGGCCAATACGAGGCAAAAGACCTTGCATACGGCAAGGGCGCCGTGATAGCCGCCGACCTGTGGCGCGGTATTCTTGAAGATTTGACCGCCTTGCGCGCTATGGGCATGGCCAGCATCCTGCTGGCGCACTGCGAGATCAAGCGTTTTGACAGCCCTGAAGTGGAACCCTATGAGCGTTACCAGCCCAAGCTACAGGCGCGTAGCAGCGCCCTGGTGCAGGAATGGTGCGACATCGTTGGCTTTGCCAATTACAAGACGATCGTTAAATCAGCCGATGTGGGCTTTAATAACAAAGTAAGCCGCGGGATCTCGACCGGCGAGCGCCTGCTGCACACTAGCGAGAAACCGGCCTACCTTGCAAAGAACCGCTACAGCCTACCCGATACACTGCCGTTGGAATGGTCAACTCTGGCAGAAGCAATGACGACCACAACCGAACCAACCAACCAACCTAAAGGGAAATAAATCATGGCCGCTCTAAATTTCAATGCAGCAGAAGTACAACCGCAACAGTCGTTTGACGCCCTGCCGCCGGGTCGTTACGAAGCCATCATTTCGGCATCCGAAATGAAAGACACTAAAGCCGGAACCGGCCAATACCTGCAGCTCACCTTCGATGTGGTCGGTGGGCAGTACGAAGGGCGCAAACTCTGGTCGAGACTCAACCTGGTCAACCCCAACGCAACCGCGGTACAGATCGCCGAGCGCGAGCTGTCGGCCATCTGTCACTGCGTCGGTATCCTCGTGCCGCAGGACAGCGAGGAGCTGCACGATGCGTTGCTTGTAATTGATGTGATTCAGGAACTCAACCCCATGTCCGGCCAGCAGACCAACCGCATCAAGGGTTACAGCCAGGTTAGCGCCCCGTCACCGAAAGCTAAACCAGCGGCACCGGCAGGCTTTGCGACCGGCAAGGTTGCACCCGCAGCACCCTGGGCAGCTCGTAAGTAACCAACCCGCTGGGGCGGCAACGCCCCGGCGTCATCGGAGGAATTATGAGAAGCGATCATATTTCTTATAGAGCTAGGACAG